GTGAATAAGTACCCGCAGTAACATTAGTTTTACCAAAAGAAGCAGGTGTAGAAACTGAACTAGCACCATAAAAATCTGCAAAATCTATATTAGTTCCTAACGTGCTGTTAATAGTTCTACCAGAAGCAGCAGTTAAACCTCTAATATCAGAATCATTTAAAGAACATGTAGTACCAGTAGTACCACCAGCTTCAACATGAATTTGGTCTAAAGTTAATGCTCCACTAGTAGCTAATGCCATTATTTATTCTCTAATTCTTTTACTCTTGCAGATAAATCTTTAACAGCTTCAATCAATACCGCAGTTATTCTGCTGTAATCTACCGACTTAGTACCCATTTCATCATCAGCTGTTTTAACTATTTCTGGTAAAATCTTTTCTATCTCTTGAGCTATAACACCAATATTTTCTCTGCCATCTCTGGTATAAGTTACACCTCTAAGTTGTTCAACTTTATCTAAACCATCTTCAAGAGTTTCAATATTATCTTTAAGTCTTTCGTCTGAGAAAGCAGTGACATTGTTATTAAAGGTTGCTGCACCAGCATCTGACATATCAAAAGTAAGAGCATTTATTGTTGAGCCACCATCGTTTCCTCTTATTCTTAAATCATTATCAGAAACAGAAGAAAAAATATCAAAAAATCCAGAATTATCTAAAGACAAGAAACCTATTTCTGTGCCTCCATCTTTAAATACAATAGTTCCTCCGTCAGCATCAAGGACAATATCATCTGCACAATCAACAGTAAAAGAGCCGTTTCCTGTTTGTATTATTCCATTAGTGCCATCGCTAGACATGGTTATGTCATCTCCAGCACCACCAATAAAGAAACTATTATCACCTACTCTTACATCGTGATTAAAGATTCCTGTTCCAGCATCTGACATATCAAGGGTAAGAGCAGTTATAACTGACGAGCTATCAATACCATTAAATTTTAAATCTCCATCAGCTACAATAGATTGAACAACAGCATCATTACTATCTTTTTTTATTGCTGCATATTGTGTTCCACCATCTAAGAATCTAACTTCACCATTATCATCGGCATCTATTTGTAAATTTCCTGCTACATCTATTGTTAAGTCACCACTTGATAAATCTATTTCTGTGCCATCTATAGTGATATTATCAATAGTAATACCACCATCTAAATCTGTTAATGCTGAAGTTACTTTTGTTAGTGCCATGTTCTAGTCCTCTGAGTTTTTAGGGTATTTGTCTTTAACTGCTTTTATTTTATTAGCCATATCTTCAGGAAAAACTCCTGCATGATATAAAGCATCTAATTGGTCTCCAATAGAAGGGTATTCAGACATTCTTTGATATTTATGTTCGTCTGGGTCAACCCAAGAATCTATTAATGCTTGGTCAACTTCAACTTCATTACCGTCTTTGTCATAAGCTATATCTCCGTTTACAACGGTAACATTTGAATATAGTGCTCTGACTGCTCTATGAAAATCTACCATTATCCTACCACCTCTGTTGCTGTTATTGTTGAAATTGCTCTACCTGTATAAGAAGCATTAGTATCTGCACTAGTTCTATTAACATAGTTTGTTCCAGCATATTGATATGTTTGTAATTTATAGGTAGTCGCTGATGTTGTTGAAGGACTATCTAAAAATGTCATACTATTATTCATCATTCTATTACCGTCTACAGGATGAGATGTATGACCAAAAGTTGTTTGTGTTCTGTTACCACCACCTGAAGCCCCAACACCAATAACTGTTGAGCCTCTTACTAATCTATATCCAGCTAAATTACTATGACCACCACAAACATGAACATTAATTAAAACTTTATTAGATGTTGATGATGGAGTAATTGTTACATTTAAACCTGTAATATCATACCAACTTCCAATTGTTGAACCAGACCATGTATCTGTTTTAGTAGTACTAACTACTTGAATTATTGCTCCTGTGCTTAAAAATTCTGAAGGTACTTTTGTTGTCATTTATATCTCCTAAAAATATGTTCTATCATCGGTCATGTACTTAGGTGTAGGATTAATCAACACACTCTTCATTTGTTTCATGCCTTTTTTGTAATCTTCTAAAGCAAAGGATGCTTGTTGTGGACTTTCTTTAAATTGCCAAACATAGTATCTTGTTCTAGCTAAAATTATATTTTTATACTGGTCAGGTAAAACCATTTCATCACCGAAAGCTGATAAAGCAGTTGGTCTAGCAAAAGCATAAAAATGTACATTATAAATCTTGTCAGGTATTGGACTTAAACCAAACTTTCTATTGTCTGGTGATTTAATAACATAAGTTGGTTCACCATAACTTTGTGAATCAGCATCGTCATTATTTTCAGCATTACGATAGTATCTAGTCCAATCAGCTAAAGTTAAAAACTTTAAACCTTTAGATACAAACGGAGCTGTTTCTCCACTAACATTTACTGTGGTAATAAAAAAATCATCCCAATCAACTTTAGAAAAATCAGTAATAATACTAGAGCTATCTGCTTTTAAGTTATACCATCTTTGTCCAATTACCGAAGCTACAGTTGTATTACCATAAAAAGGGTCTGTTGTTCCACTTAACCCTGCTGAAAAAAATGGTAACTCAGGTTCTTCATTAGCAATATCAAAAATAGATTTATTAATTGAATCTTTTACAAATTGTTGAAAACCTACAGCACTTGCAAAGTTTGTAGAAGTTAACGGAACTTCATTTAGTTCCCTAAGTATCTCATTTGTTAATTGTAAATAATTTGTAGCCATAATTTTTTTATTTTATATAAAAGGAGGAGTCCGAAGACTCCCCCAATTATTATTAGTCAACTACATAGAATGCAGATACTAAAGCTTCAGGTCTTAAGACGTTAGCTCCGTATACGTGCAATCCACGAACTATGTCACCAAACGAAGTTGGGTCTCTCAACACTTCAGTTGAAAGAATAGTTTGTGCAGTCGCAGTAGAACTGATATGACCAGCCATAACTTTACCAGTTGCGTTAGAAGTCGCAGCGATGTTGTTAGACTTGTACATGTCAAATCCACGTAGTTTTCCAGTTGATACTAAACCATTTCTGATTGAGCCTTGACCAGCGTTAAAGTCAACAGACAATAACTTAGAACCAGACTGTGATAACTCTTCGTAGAACGAAGGTGGTGCAACGAACCATCTGCCTTCTTCAGGTACAGATTGGTCGTCTAACAATCTAGCCATTCTAGCCATTAAGTCTAGTGCATCAACACCAGTTCCGTCAGAACCAAGTAGGTCAACAGAGTTACTTGCGTGAGTCATAGTGGCATCAGCAGTAGCACTGTCAGAACCTATAACGTGGTCTGGAGATGATGAAGAAACACCAGTAAACATTTCAGCTAATACAGCTGCATCATATGCATCTTTCAATGAATATGCAGCAGAAGAAGTAGCAACTTCTTTAAAGTTAACGTGAGACATGTTAGTTTCAATGTCATCAACGATGAACTTAAAAGCATTAGCTTGGTCAACAACCAAGTTAAGTTCTTGGTCAGTTAACATAGTTTGTGATGTGTCAGTATTTCTAGTATACGCAGATACAGAAATTACTGGCTCTTTGATAATCTTTACAGAATCTCCGAAAGCAGAAATTTCACCAGCATAGTCGGTGTTAGTAATAGCTTCAACCACCGATGCTTTTCTGAAAAAGTTTAAAACCTTTTTAGAATAAATCGAAGGTAGGAAAAAACTATTAGCTTGTCCACTTACGGAGTTTGCAAAGTTTGCATTAGTATCGGTTGACGGTTCAAAAAATTGAGCCATGATAATACTCCTTTGTGTTTATAGTTTATTTAACGATTCTGCCTTGTTGCATAGCTTCACTTATTTCAGCTTCGTGCTTATCAAATTCAGCCATACTCATTGCAGCAATCTCCCTTTCAGACCAAACCTTTTCCTGATTAGGTTCAACACTAGTTGTTTTAGTGGAAACCATATCAGCAGCAGATTTCTTCTGTTTAGAAGATGACTTAGTTTTCTTAGCAGGAACATCCATGCCTATATCTTTTTTAAATAAATCTATAGCTCTACTAGCTAAATCGGCATCATTAGCATTATCATATATCCATTGCTGGATAGAATCAGGTTGCTCTTTTGCCCATGTATGAAAATCATCACTGTTTCTAATATCATCAAAATCAGGATGTCTTTCCATTAACCTTTTTTCTGCTTGTTCTTGTCTCATCTGAGCTTCACGTTCTTGGAGTTGACTAAGACGTTCTTCTAGAACTTTTGCCTTAGATTCACTTTGTAAGTGTGCTACAGTTTCAACAACTTCAAACACATCAGGATATTGTTTCTTAAACTCTTCAAGTTCTTCCTCGGTCTTTGGAGCTTTATATTCAGGCATTGCCTGTTTTAGTAACTCTTCTTCTCGAGACTTAAACTCATTAAGTTTACTATCATAATGTTTTTTTAAATCATCGTAGCGTTTTTTGTAATCAGGTTTTTTATAAGGAACAGATTTTTCTTCTGCTACTTCTTCCTGTTCTGCCATTTCAATATCATTACTTTCAGTAACTTCATTTGATGGTCTTTCAAAAAACATTCCTTCAGCTGATTCAAAAGGTTTGTCTTCACCAGTATGCCAAGATTTTTTTAAATTATAAGGATTGGCTTGTTCCTCTTTTTCGACTTGTTTAGTCATTTTCTATCCTCCTACTAAGGGCTTCGTTTAACAAGGTAGCTGCTTGTGCACTGCAGGGCTTGTCTTGTAAAGGTCGCCTTTCGGTTGTTGTTTGATAAAGTGCCTATCTTAGGGTAGCTTTATCCCTTATTAGCTCCTTACGTATGGTCTATTTGAAAGCATAGATTTTTTAATCTCATCACCAATTAAATCGTCTTCCTCTTGCGTAGTTGCTTGAGAGCCAACTGTTTCTTTGGTAACACGAATAACTTGTTCTGCTGGTTTTTCTTCAACAGGCATATTGTACTCGTCTTCTTCCATTAGACCACCTTCTTGAGCTGGTTGTCTTTTATCTGCTTGAGCTTCAGCTTGTTTCATCATTGACATTAAATTGTCAGCTCCGATAACATCCACTGCTTTAGCAGTAAAGACAAATTCACCGTCAGATAACCTTGCAGGTATACTGTCGGAGACTTCCGAGCCCGGTCCTTCAACAGGACCAGACCCTGAAAATTCTATTGCAACATCCATAACTTTATCGAATAATATACTAAGTTGTGGATTGTTTTGTAATTCATTCATAAGCATTGCTTCTTCTTCATCTGACAATGCTTCATTTATTATAAAATCTAAATAATTGTCTTCCATTTCTTCATCTGAATCCATTTCAGGTTTTTCTGGAAGAGGTTCTAATTCTTCTTGCATTTCTTCTGAATAAGTTTTTTCACCCATTAAAGAGTTCATTTGTTCTTCTTCAGTTGGTAAGGGTTGACCTTGCATCATGCCACCCATTTGTTTTTGAGTTCTTTCTCTAAGAGCTGCAAAATCATCAGCAGTTATTTCACCATCTTTATTAGCATCTAATTTAGCTTGGTCGCCAATTAATTTTTTTTCATCTTTCATATTAATCCTCTACTCTAGTTAAGGCTTCCTTCACCTTCTGGGGCAGTTCCTCTAGCTGTGCCAGAGAATGAATCCTCCCCTGGATTCGGTACATTTCCTGTTCCGATGTTGCCACCACCAGTGCCTGTAGTTCCAAGTTCTTGCGGTCCTTCAGGTACTCCACCAGCACCTCCCATACCTGCGGGTTGTTGACCACCGGGTTGAGTTTCTTCGCCTGTGTTTTGTCCAGCATTTTGCATTCCTATAATTTGTGCCATCATAGCTGCTTCCTCTGGGTCATTTAATATTTCATCAGGGTCTAAGTCTAAGCTATAGGCAAGTTCACTAACCAATTTAGAAATTTTAACAAACGGTGCAATAGTTGGATTTTGTGCAGTTTGTAAAAACATAGTTAGTCTTTGACTTCTAACTTCTTTTTGCATCAAACTATTTGTACCAGTTGCTTTAACTTCTAAATCACCAACAACGTCTAAATTACCTTCAAAGAATTGCATATTCCATTGGAAGTATGCTTCTCCTAGTGGTTTTAATAAAAAGTCATCAAGATTTTTAATAACTGTTTTAATATTTAAACTAGCAGCTCCTAATAACATTGACATACCAGAAGCAGTTCTTGTCATACTTTGCACTCCAGTTTGTCCATGAGAGTAGCTGGGAAGCCCAGTTTGCTCGTCAGCAAGTTGCCTGAACCTATCAAACATCATCATGTTTTCAGGTGCAGTGTTGGGGAATTTTAATCCGTAAATGGATTGTCCGGGCATCCCAGCTTGTCTCCTAAATATTTTTCCGGGGTAGATTTCCATATTCTGACCACCGACTAAAGCTGATTCATCAACATCAAATACTAACGAACCTGCCATTGCTAAATTATCAATAGCCATTCTTGCATGACCATTCATAATTTGTTGCGAGTCATCCATGTTTTCTGCAACCCCTATACCAAAAAAGTTATATGGATTTCTTTCATATGGAAATGCATTGTAAGGAATACGATAAGGTGTAAATGGATTTATTACTGCTCTTAGTAATTTATCACCACATATCCATGCATTAATTTGTACTTCATCTAAATCATCTACTGATTCAGGAAGTTCAATACCAACTTCTCTTGCATACTCAGCATCCATGATACCCCAGTATTCAAGCACTTCAAAGTTAGGTGCATAATCTTCTTGTCTACTGTCGTCTTTTAATTGACTTTCAAAATCTTTTTCTTCGTAATTTGGTCCTTGTTGCAAACATGCTCTAATTGAATCTTCATCAAAATAAGGCATATGTCTAAGCTGTCTAAGTTGACTACGATTCATTTTGTGTCTATGTATTACATATTCACATTCTTCAATATTAGTAGCTGCAGGGTCTGGATAAAAATCCCAACAGCTTACAAATTCTATTCTAGGTACTCTAACTTCAAGAGGACTATATTCTCTTTCCCCTTCTTCATTTATACCCCATTTATTTAATTTTTTATTAAAATTAAAAGGACCTTTAACTATACCTGTACCTAATAAAGCAGCTTCTAATAGTGCATTTCTTATTTCTGATGAACCATTAGATTCATCAATTTGGTCATGTACTAATTTTTCCATTCTTCTCGCAGCTCTTTGTGCTGGAGATATTTCCATAATAGTAGGGTCTGGAGTTAAACCTTCTTTTAACATTCCAGCTTCATCAGCTAATTCTTCGATACTAGGTTCAAACATTCCTGTGCCAATAGTAGCACCAGCTTTTAAAACTTTACCATCTCCTTCATAACCATAAGAATATATATTTTCTTGAGGAGGGTCTATTAATCTATTACCAATATTATCTGGTATCATGCCAGATTCTAATGAAGGATTAGGATTATTGATATCTAAAAAAGCATCTTCTTTGTCTCCTTCAGGTAATTTAGTTTCACTAATACCTATAGGAAATTTACCTGTACCAAAAATAACATCTACTAATTGTCCAAAAGCAGCAAGTACTTTTGTTTTAGTTATTTTAACAAATATTCTAGATTTTTCAGATTCTCTAAATTTAATGTTTTTAGCGTAAAGTCCACGATAGTTTTCGTATGCTTTTAGCCATCTTCGTTCATCTGTATTTCTTGAATCTTCTGCAAGACTAAAACGATTTTGAATAATGCCAACTAAATTTATACGTTGGTCATCTTCAAGTTTAATATTTTTACCTGCTTCACCTTCTACATCTTCATATAGATTGTTTGCATTTAAAAAAGTATTATCGTTTTCTGCCATAATTAATATCCAAATGTGCCATCTGAAGGCTCATATATATCTGTTTTAATCTTTAACATTCTATCATAAGGATGGTCAAGTTTCGGTCTACTCATTAACATATAACGTAAAGCATCATATGCATGGTCAGCCGAATGCGTATCTACATCTTCTGAGTTAGAACGTGATAAAGGCAGACTTTGTAATTCTTTTATTAAATTCTTACATGTACTTAATATTTGCAATTTAGGTCTACCGGTATTCCTGTCTTGTCGCAAATGTTCATGTATTTGAATTTTACCTGCTATTCTATTCTTATCAGCTCTTCTTAATTTATGTCCTTTTTGAATTAAGATTTCACCAATAGTAGGACCAGTATATCCAGTCCTTGACCAAGCAGCTGTATCTAATACACCTGTTATTGACTTAACTTCATTACTTTCTAATTCTGTTATTTTGTCGCCTAAAGCTTCCCCTGTTAGACCTTTTTCGTATAATTCTCTATATATAATAATGGTCTTATCTTCAGGGTCTACAGTAGCCCATAGACAACAACTTTCAGAAGCATATCCATAGTCAACACTTTTAGTTCTTTCCCACCAAGTAGGTATTTCAAAAGGTGTTATTACATGCATACTTGGGTCAAACTCAGCAAAGGCTGCACCTTCACTTATATCCCAATTACCTTCCAGTAGTTGCTTTCGCTGTACTGCTGGTAAGGATTGCAACATCCTTTCGTATTCACCGTCTTCAGCTAGGAAAGGGTTATCCTGTAATCGAGCAGGAATAAACTTCCTAGTTAAACCATCATGACCTCTAAAACTTTTATTATGGTCTGCAGGTTCAACGTATCTTTTTTTGACCCATTGAGCACCAACCCCTCCGGGGTTAGCTGTACAACGTAAATACGTTGGTAGCTCTGGGTCAGTTGTTCTTAACCTAGATGCTAAATAATTCCAACCAAACTCTGTTGGTAAATGTGTAATCTCATCAAAACCAATCCAACTATAGGCTTGTCCTTGATAACGATACACATCTGCATCTCGTTCCAAAAATCCAAATTCTATTTT